TTAACCAAATGTTCGTGTACTTTTTGACCCAACTCTGGATCTGTTTTTGTTTTATTATAACTCATAGATAACCTTCCTTTGTGATGGTTTGTGTTTTGACATGTAAGCTACCGTTGTGCAGCTTACATATTTATTTATCACTTTGATTTTGCTTTTGACTTTTTTGCTGGTTTAACGCTAGCAATAGCCTCTTTGACTTCCCGCAAAAGGGCCTCATCATCCCAAACTAATTCAGTCTTACCATTTGGAAATGTAGTCACTGTTAAGTGATTACCTTTAACTATCTTTACTACATCTTGTCCTGTAGCATTAATAATTTCTGTTTTCTTTTTGCGGGTTGCCATGATTAAGCCTTAGCTTCTTTACGTGCTGCTTTCTCAGCAGTGATTTCATTACGGCGAGCCTTAACTGCTTTAGCTAGTTCACCCAACGCCTTACGGGCACGAGTTCCTGCTGCTGCATTACCTTTTTCAAACTTTTCATGTTCGGCTTCGTATGCTGCCAATTGTGTTTTAATGTCATTATGTGCGTTCATTTTTGTTTCCTTTTAAAAATTTATTTAGCTGGGGTCGCCTTGACCCACAATATTATCATCTTCATCTAACAACTCTAGAGGACCTTCTAGGATGTAATCTGTATCATTACAACTCCATCCTAATGCTTCTAATCCTTCATAGAATTCTTCATCCCATGCTTCTATGATTTCATCTTGTTCTTCTTCGGGCATGTCATCGGGCCAATCCCACTCTGCCCAGCAACCATCGTCAAGACTTTCAAGTTCCCATTCATAGTCATCACTACCGATACGATATCCATCTTCATTGACTAAATCAATTTCAGGTTGTGTGTCACTTTCGCAATAGAATGTTCCCCAACGATAGCCTTCAGTACGGATAATTTCTACACCGTCTTTGTACCAGTATTGTTTCTCAATCGCATTCTTTTTATGTTGTGTTTTTAATGTCCAAGTTGTCATATTAATATTTGCTTTCTCTAGTATGTTTACGATAATCAGTAGTCATGCGTAGCATAGATTCGCCCTTGCCCTCAAGTATATCACAGATTCTATCAACTGTGCTATCGTTTCGGTCGCTTATTTTTCCCATGTTTTTATGAGGCTCTTGAAGTAGTCGGCGCAACTTACCAATAGCATTATCAATAGACCAAGGGATATACAAACGGTCAGGATCGTTAGCGAAAGTTTCAGGAAAACTACGATATGCAGGATACAACACATTGCAGCCAAGAGCATCTGCTTCGCTGACCGTATTCGAAACCCAATCTTGTAAAGCGCAATTGAACACAACACGAGATTCATTAACAATATTGTAATAATCATTCTTTTCTAAATCCTCATAGATGGTAAGTTTGCCTGCTGCTTGTAGATCACGGGTGCGTTGCATGTAGCTTTCGCTATTGGATTTCAATTTGCCACCACTACATACACAGAATTCAATATCAGACTCTGGATTCTCGGTGTACCATTGTTCAATGAGGTCCATATAGAAATCAGGTTGCTTCTCCTGATCCCATCGTGCAGAAAATACTACACGATTCTTGCGTGAATGGAATGGCTTAATACTTGTTACACGACTTTGTACTTCACTTTTGCCGAATGCTAACCCACTGATATTGTAGATTGGTGCCTTCCAACCTGCAATCTTCATATGCATTACCATTTCTTCATTAGTAGCAAGTATACCATCTACAAACGAGTCAACCATGTACTCATATGCTGACATAAAATCCTGCATACCCCATACATGAACAAAATCATCAGGATCAATGGACTGAGCAAGACAGCGAACATAAATCCTAGGCCTGTGAATAGGGTCGATTTGTTTAAGAATGTACGGAAGACTTTCAATTCCGGGCTGAAACATGTCCTCAAAGTAGATAACATCTTCATTGTTTAATTCTCCTGCCTTCATCATCTTAATTAGATTCATTAGCTGAGACATACCAAAATATGTACGACCGTGAGCATCTAATACTTGACCTGTCACAATAGATTGGTCGTTACTAAGTGTTTCTCCGGGCACTACAACATAGTTGATGCCTCTACGATCAAACACAGTAGTATTCCACTCTTGCAATTGCAGAGTATATCTTGCTTTATAGGGTTCAAGACCCATGTAGTATAGCTTACGCATTATGGACGAGCGTTTTCCTGCCATTGATCACGGGCACCCTTACCCGTTGCGAATTTTGTATATTGCCGATAGACATAACTACGTTGATCGTAGAGTTCTGATTCGTTGTACTTATAACCAAAATCCACACAGAATGTTAGATATTTCTCTAGGTCCTCAAAGATTTGAGTAACACGTGGATTAGATTGAAAAGTTTGTTTTGCCATTATATTTTCCTTTAAATAGCGATTGATTGATAAGGTTGAGTTCTGTTATAATGAATCGTAGCACCATTCTCGTTGTCCTCAGAGACACGAATAATGACATTACGATCCGGATATCGAGTTGCAATAACCTCATAGAGGTCATCACTAATCATTTCACAACTTTTGTAATTCAATTCTAAAATGCTTTGAGAATATTGATTCTCTAACCATCGTTTGAATTGAATAAACTCAATATCCCTGTCGTTGTGAAATACTTCAATCGTCACTTCAAAATGAAATATATGACGATGTGGAGTTGCTAAAAAGCTAACATCATACTCATCACCTGTAGCAAGTGCTGGGTCTGTTGCTGCTGCGGGATACTTATGAATACCCTCTTTTTGAAATCGTACAAAAATTGTACGTATTGCTTTATCTTTAATGCGTTGACGTTTTTCCGCTTGTACTTGTACTTGTTGTTCCATTATCTTTCATCCTCAAAGTTAACACGTTCGTGATCTTCTTCCCATTGAAGTTTTGTATACTTCCTCAAATCAGAGTATACATCATTTCTATCTATTCTCATAGCTTTAAGGGCTTCTTTGCTAAAGTTAGTATCCGATTCTGCGGATAAAATTTTATCATCAAGGTCTTTAACCTTTTGTTGTAATTTTGCAATTTGTTGTCTATACATATTATTACTCTAACACTAATGAGATAGCATCATCGCTATCTTCTATTTCTTCTTCCGGTTCTTCATCTACCGAAAATAATTCATCAAACATACTCATGGCATTAACTGTTTTCTTCCCGCTAATACCCTGACTACCTGATTGAAATTGTTTCCAATAACTACTATGTGTGTCAATCAATTCCCATGCTTCATCTTTAGTTTTCTTGCTAAAGATTTCATCAACTATATGAGTAAAGAATCTATCACCTTCAAGTTTATGTACTAACATCTTTGGAACTACACCCGTTTCATATTGACGATTAGCCTCTTGAACTGCATTCATATGCATCCAAACATTGTGACTTTGTAACAATGTATAGCTTAGTGTATCCCAACTAGTTTTAGTTTCTTTGCCGTGTTGTCCTAAGAACCCAACGCCGCGATAACACAAATCTTTCATAACTAATGCATCAGTTACTGGACTATCAGTAAATAACTTATGTATACCATTAGCTAATACAGCATCACGGAACTTGCGAGTATCACTAGCATAGCTTTTCTTTTCAGCAGTCTTTTCCATACTATATGACCACTTTTTATTGTGTTCAATATTTGTATTGAAATAAGCAAGACCTTTGGCAGCACTAAAGAATGGACTAGCACAATCAAATGTAATCTGAAGGCTTGGGTTGTGATACTTACGAATAGCTTTCTGTATGTCAGTAAACAATACAGCATATTCTAATATACTTGTACCCAAACAGTGAACTAAATCATGTTTTCCTTCGCATAATAATCCATCATGGATTATTTCAGTCAATCTACGCAATGTCAAATGAATGTCAATCTTGTTCTGACCACCGAATGCCCAACCATTGAAATGATTATCTGGGTAAATGTTTGGATCACAATATTTTTTCATTTCATTATACCAATCATCTGATTGAGTATGATTGCGACCCTGCAACACATTTAAGAACTTACATTTCCCTGAGCGATTATTTATAAAGTATTCGTTATTAATATGTGTGGCACTGATTGCTTCTTCAATAGTACTAATGCCATGTAAGCTATTACCATTCTTATCTTTCATGCCAAATGTAGTTAGTGATTGGCTTGGGATATCTAGACACATGCCATAATCCATGTATTTGTCCATCCATGTCAATACTGTTTTACGTTTCTTCATAGCACGTGGGCAGTTAGGATCCTTCCAATCAGCTGGCCATTGACCTTTTAGAATCTGAAAGCCACCACTGTCACCCAACATGAATGTACCTTCTTCACGTTCACGTATGATAGATTCACTTGGATCATCAATTGTTGTATCTAAGTTAGCATGACCAGCACTATACAATCCCCACTTGTAATAGTAAAGACCTTCTTTGCTATTAAGAAAGTTTAGTTTCTCTACATCACCATTGAAACTAGCTGGGATACGTGCAGCATCAAAGTACTGTTCACCCTTGCGTTGTTTACCCAAGCCAGAGATATAAAAACTACTGACTGCGGGCAAGAACAATGCCCACTCTGGCTTATGCTTTGCTGATAGATTATCTTGTTTCAACTGATACTTCTTTCTTAATCAAGGTCCTGACAATACTTATTTGTTCTTGCTTTTGCTTGATAGTTTCCATTAAATCTTTAATAGTAGGATTACTGTTTGCTAATACTTCTAATTCAAGTTCTTCTTGTCGCTTTTGTCTAGCCCAATCAAGCAATGATTCTGCTTCACCGGTTAGACCTATATTAACGTGTCCCATCTGAAGTGTTATCCAACCATTACCATCGTATACTTCCATACTTTGATTAGTAGTATTGAATCTTAGATTACCAATACCTTGCGCCCCTGAATAATTATTAATATAATTGGTAGCAGGACCACCAATTACAGTTGTGTACTTACCGGAACTAGCAATGTACTTTATCATTTCTTATTAGCTGGCAATAAGTAAACATAAGTTGCGATACCACTATTAACTGTGATTTCAGTCGCACCTTGTTCACTAATCTTAACTGTCTTGTCACCGACTAGATCCATTATACTCAAGAATTCTTTAACAGGCCACTTGTGTGTACCAGCTAGTGTGCCAGTGACTGGAGTATTGAATACAAAGTTACCACTGTGTGTTGAAGCATCACCGAAGAATACTTTCAAATCACTACCATCAGTTTTGAAAACGAAATGTTCTTCTTCGCTATTTGCTTGTGCTTGCTTCTTAAGACGTTGAATACCAGCAATTGTGGGTTCAAATTCAACATTCCACTTAGCACCTTTGAATGATACACTCTTAACCTTTTCATCAACTACGCTTTTAAGCATAAGACGATAATCGTTAATGAAGTCACCAGTCTTTGTTTCAAAGTGAATAGTAGATGGAACATCTACACCATCACGTTGAGTACGAACAACATTGATTTTAGATGTGTCATCATACTCATCAAACCCAATAATTGTTTTGAGTTTGTTTAAGTTAGGCATACCGAATACACCGATGAAGTCGGCGATAGGATTTTTGAATGTGCCACTGATAATAACGCTTTTGTTTTCAGCTACTGCATTGATTGCAGTATCAGTATCTGTGCCAGTAATCTTAATAAGTTCAATGCCACCAAGACCATACGTATGGTCAATTAAGTCTTTTAAATAATCTTTCATTTTGTTTCCTTTGTTTAAAATATTTAGGAGTTCCTATCACGTATTATAGTGGAATATATTGCAATAGTCAACACCAGTTTAACCGAATGTGAATAATTCATCAAACATTGAGTTAACATCTGTATTGCTTCTGATATCCCAATCTAATACGCCGAGTAAGTTGTCTATCTTTTCATCTACTAATGTTGATTCCATTAGTAAATCATCAAATGGCAAATCCTTGAACCAAGCAGGCAATCGTAATTCATCAACTGGATAAGCAATACTAGTAAAGCCCAATGCGTTATCTTTGAGTTTACATACTACAATCTTCATACCATCTATAATCTTCTGACTATAGTTGTCACCGTATACTCTGCGTAAATAGTTCCAGTTGATTGCTGCACGGGCATGACCAACACCACACTTACCAGTCTTTTCAAACTCGACAGTATGTTTAGTCAAGTTGTTAACACTCTTTGGACTACCCTTTGTCCAGCTATCTTGTTCGGATAGTTTAGTTTTGAATTCTTTGACCATTTCAATAACTTTATCACGTTGCTCACCTGCAAGGACCTTAGTAAGTACATCCATTAGGAATTCTTGTATATACTTTGGAGTATCAGCACGTTTCAAGTCAAGACCCATTGCTTTGATATCACCGTTCTTGCCGTTTGTATCTTTACGCTTGCCCTCTTTATCAAAGATATTGATAGCATAGCGTTTCTTTGTGATAAAGATAGCACGATCACCGATCAATTCACGACCAGCTTTAATGATTTCTCCATTCTTTCTTGGAGCGTGAAAAGCACGTTCCATGAATGCGGGAAAACTTTCGTTCGCTTGGTCAGCAATACTATCATACAATCCAATGCAAGTTTCTTTGTTCCATTCTAGTTCACCATTCGCTATTTGCGAATTGAGAATAGGATATGCAGTAAAGTAACAACTGTCAGTATCACCATACACGATAGCATTACCATCATGTGCATATTCACCTGCGATTGTTTCATTGATGGTACTCATCATATGTTTGACAATCTGACGACCACTTAATGTAACACTTTGACCTATGCGTTTATCATAGAACCTGCAATGTTCATTCAACAATGCACCATACGCCGAGTTCAACAGAATTTTACGAACAAGTTGACGTTTATCCCAATAATCTCTATCTTCAGAGGTAGTAGCTTCTTTAAGTTTCTTCTGCATTACTTTACGATCACTATACCAACGAGTAAGTAATCCGGGAACTACACCCTCTTTTTCATACGTAAAGATTGTACCATTAGCAGATAGCATCCATGGGCGATTGCTATCAAATATCATCTTCCATATCTCAGCAGCACTATATTCCTCGCTACGACCATCTTCGTAATCTATAGTAAGCATTGTGCCACGTTCTTGGTTCATAATGCTAGTATATTCTAATACACCAAACAAGTTTTCCCAAAGAATAGCACCGGTAACATCATCGTCACCCTCTTTGAAACGTTTCTTAAGGCTAGCAAGATGCTTACCTTTATCGTCCATGTATTTGTCAGTTAATGTCTGACGGACCTGACCGATGATGGTTTCTCCTGCCATGTTGAGGCTACGAATAACCGAGGGATAGAGCGAGTTAATGTCAACGGCTCCGACATATTCGTGCATACCTTTTTTGGGCGTAGCAACGAAGGCACCTGCTGCTGGCGTTGTTTCTTCTGCATTTTCATTCTTTCGTTTTTTATCTGGCACTACTAAACCGCGTTCATGCGCTTCATTGAAAATTGCCATTTCAATCATAGCTA